AACAGCAGAGGCTTCGGCATGTCTGCCGCTGCGACTAGATCGTCAAGCAACCGGTCGAATATGTCTTGGGCACCTCCAAGGGATCTAGAGGCGAAGGAGACTTCCTCTTCGGTATCAAGAGCCATACCCCCGTAGATGGTTCGACTGAGGGCATTTGCTTCCAATCGCTGTTTGAGCGCAGACTCTTTGCCAGCGGTGATCTTGTTGGCGAGTCCGGGAATCTTATGAACGAACAGATCGAGTTCGTTGAGCATCGTGGCAAGCCCATCGGTGGCTCCGCGATAACGCTTCCATGGCTCGAAGAATGGCTGTAGGAAAGACAAACCCCACCCGTCATTCCTAAGGCGCTCCTTCCAAGGGAGGTAGAGACCGTCGATACGCAGCACACGGCTGCTATGCACGAGCAAATACTGGAGATCATTACTTTCTGTGAGTGACTTACTGGTACTGATCCGGTAAAGCTCAGGATTCCTGTAGTTCAGGTAGTTGTAGTCGTGCGGTTTAATTTCACGCTTCGACAGGGGCACCAAATCAACAATCCGCCGCACACGAGCGGGGTCCATTGGTTGATCAGGCTCCAGCCCGTCATCGCAGTTCATGAAGAGGGCTGCCCCTCCATAAATGCGTTGCAGCTTTAGAGCTTCCTCCATGAAATGGAAGACCGCGTTCTCGTCTAGATATTTCTCGACGCTTCGGACGATCTGATCATGTCCTTCCTCTTCTGAGCCAAAAGTGATCGTCGGTGGCTTGGCAAGGGCGGCTTCTGCAGGCACATCGACCACTCTGCGACATAGAGGGTCGTAATACAAAGATTCAAGCTCAGTCTCACTCATCGTGGACTGGGTTTGAATTCCGTAGTATTCGCTCTTATCCCTTTTAGTACCAAGGCCTGTGATGGCGTTAATCAATACGCCATCTGACCTGACCTCAGAGTTGTCAGAAGTTTCAGCCAAACTCTTGTACTTAACTCATTAACTCCACATTAGCGATCATTTTGTTCAGGAAGTCCACTTTTTCCTTGTGGTAGTTGAGTGCATCAACGCAGGCATGCAATAGGTGAGCACGAAACAGTTCGTACCCGTCGGGTTCTTCTAAATACTCAGAAACGGTGTCTTTCATACTCGTCAGCAGCCTGTGCCGATACTCAGCATTCTTCTTATACAGATCGGCTCCGAGCGCATTCTGAGACTGCTCCCAGACGTCATCTTGTCTCGCAGTATTCATGAGTATGTAAACGCTGATCTGTTTCTAGCGCAGAAAAATCAACCCGATTGTTTCGGTAATATCAAGTCTGAAGTCACAACTTAAACGCCAGGCTGACATCCAAATGCCTGTCGTAGTTTTCATCATCTTTTAACATGAAATTTGCAGTCATTGCAGGCCTTCTGCTCGGTTCTTTGGGCGGTGTTTCTGCAGAAGCGGCCGACAAATTTGTGAACATCGAGACCAATGCCGGTATCCAAGATACTCAGGTGGGCGCTGTCGTAACAGATGCTCATGTGGGCATCGAAGGTGCTAATCAGTACGGCACTTCCTGGTATGCACAAGCGGGTCCACAATTCGTGATGAATGACGGTTCTGGCGACGGTTCCGTGAACCTCAGCGGGAAAGTCGGTGGCGCTGTACCTCTCGGGGGTTCGGTTGACCTCTATGGGGAATTGTCATTCGCAACTGGGTCGGACGATGTTGCTTATGGGGCCAAGCTCGGCACCAAAATTAAGTTCTAGACCAAGTCCAACCAGTCGGCAGTAGGCGACGTCGCAACGACGGAACAAGCCAACGCCAAAGCCATAACGGAGTCGTCGTGTGCCCCCTCACCTGCACGGCGGTCTCCGTTATCCATTTGTTGGAACATCAGCAGCTCCTGGAAGAAAGGCTCATGGGGCAGCATCAGTTCCTCTCGTTCGAGTAGGTAGGCGACACGGTCTGTGTTGCTGATTTTGTTCGGCCTATTGGTGTTGTAAGGCTCGACCATATACTTCGCGAGCTTCTTCGAGAGAACCTCCGAAACCACTGCGCCAACACCGTTTTTCTCGATAATTACCTTTGCAGGAGCGAAGTTCTCTGCCTGCTCGATAATTTGTTTTATGCAATAATCACTACTTTTATGGCGCATTCTGAAGACGTTCACTACCCGGTAAGGAACCTTCGTAATGTCCATCACGATTGAGCACCAGTAGTCATCACCACCGGCTGCAGGGTCAACCGCCATCACATATTCACGGCCGACAAAGCCAGCCTCCATACATTCGCCATTGCAGGCCAGCTCAACTAAATCCGGCTGGTAAATCTGAGCGTCGGATGCGACGAAGTCCAGCTCATACTCTTGCCGGAATGCTCGATCGGTAAGCTTGGATCGACGCTTCGTTTTCTCCGCCCACTTCGGGTCCTTTGAGTAGATCGGAATATCGTTGTAGTGGATCTTGAATTTGTTCCACTCCTCTGCTGTATGCCAGAGGTTGCTGAACATGTTGCCCAATCCATTGGGCGTCGAAATCATGATCAGCTTTCCCTGGTCCCCCAGGGTCGCCATCGTGGGTTGGACTGCGGTGAAGATTTGCTCTGCGCCGTCCAGGAAAGCGGCCTCATCCAAGACAACCACCGAAACACTTGGAATTCCACGAGCCGCACGAGGCGTAGCAGGCAGGAAGTAGATCGTTCCAAGGCCCTTAAAAGACAGCTCACTATTTGATTCTGTCGTGAACTCAATTCCCGATTCAGCAATACTCGCCGCTTGTGCGCGAATCCGTTTACCGAGTGAGCCAGAGTCAGTTGCAGTTTTACTGAACACACAAGCGGAAAAGCCCGGTTCCGTCAGCGCTCTGCACAACAAATATGAGCACACCGTCTCCGATGCACCCACCTGACGACTTTTTAGAACGATGGTGTATTGGTTATCGCAGATCGACTGAACCAGCTCCTGCTGGATCTTGAATGGCTTGAAGGGTTTGATCGTGCCTGACGTCTTGATCCACGTCAGAGGAGCAAATTCACCCCAGCGGTCGCAGGTGGGAAAGCGAGGCTGAAATAGCTCACCCGTGTTCTCAAGCCTGCGCTTCTCCTCCGCCTGTATCTTCTCCTGGTGTAATCGTTCTAATTGGTTGAGCTTCGATAACAGACGACCTTGCATAACCCTCTAGCTGCTCGATTCGGCGTTCAATAGTTCTCGTCTCGTATTGCTTTTGCGCCGAGTCGATCAAAATCTTGATTGCTTGTACCTTAACGCCCACACCAACATCAGGATCATCGCTAGAGACGATCTCGCGCAGCTTTGCAATGGCCATCGGCAAGGCCTCTGACGTCACACCGAAGGATTGCTGGAAGATCTCCTGCTGATACAGCCAGATGCACTCGTTGAAGTCCGTCAGCTTGCGCCATGCACGAATCGTCTCAACCGAGCACTTCGCTCGACGTGCAGCATCTCGCCATGAACATCCACTGGCTAGCGCTTGGGCTGCCAGAATTTGACGCTCATTTAGTCCATCCGGTCGCTGCATCGATACCTCCAAGATTTGATGCTGCCTCGTGTGCTGCCCATCGAATAGCGGCAGGCTGCATTACAAGGGCCAATCGTGCCAATTCCTTGGTCACTTCTTTTAGGGAGTCGTGGTCTAGTTTTTCGATCCCTTTGATGAATGAAGCGTAACGAAGCTGATCATTGACGCTGGGCTCAATCTTGTTCATCGTCATCCTCATCGTCCTCCATGGCTTCGTGTTGCTCTGCCAAAGCGGACCCGATCTTGGAGATTAGAACCTTTGAGTAGCCGACAACTTCTTCTTGCTTGCCAGCTTTGATCTCACGTTTGATCGCTTTGAACAGTTGGGTGTTCTCAGTCTTGGTGTGCCGAGACAACTGGAGACACTCGTTGATGATCATCTCCATGTTTGAATACTCGACCTGCTCTTCTACACGTTTGATGTAGGCGTAGGTCAGAACCGATGCCAGCCCCCACTCGTCATAAGAGCGGACTAGGTCGCCGTCCTCGTCGATCTCCTCAAACTGTTGTGCAAGGGGGTGACGATACGCAGAAGGCAGCAAACATAGGGGTACAGCAGCGTCGGTGATGTATTCCATCGGCCTCAATGCTTATACCCCATGTAAACAAACTTCAGGCTGCTGCTTCGTCTGAGAGCCGTACAACCTTGTAGGGAAGGCCTCTCTTCTCGAAGTTGCTATTAGCGAACTGAAGCTGCTCCTCACTTAGTGACTTGATCAGATATAGGTCCATCGCAGGTGATTCTGTCTTGATCATCATGGCTTGCATGCTCATGTTGTATTCTTCGCGATCCTCAGATTAACGAGGTTAAAGGCCATCAATCTGGATTAAATGCGGTTTCAAGCTGTCAACATAGTGAACTTAAATGCCTTCGTATAGGTTCACATAGCGTGACACAAAAAAGCGGCCTGGCTAGGGCCGCTCTGTGCTCTTCCGTCAGTAGCCTAGCGAGGTTTGACCCTAATTATCAGGCCAATCAATCTGCCATTCGCTAGCAATTGCTTCGGCGTCTTCGGCCCTGAGTTCGTCCAGTAGACAGACGATCCTTTCAATGACCCATTCTTCGGTGAGATTCTGGGCATCAACCGAGCTGATGAAGTACAAGTTCCCACTGACGTCTTCTCTCAATTATCTTACGCATTCTTTCTTCCTCTGAAATTTCGGGTATTTCTACTTTTTCTTCGTGTAATTGCCCTGTGTGCTGCAGATAAGTCGTATATGCACGACCCGTAGGCTTGAAAGTTGTCTGCGGCTCGTATTGAGGGAGCTGTGAACGATAGTGGCGTGTCATTGTGAGAGATCCTCAGATTTTTCGTAGCAGGTTTCGAGATACTTGATCTGCAGCGCCTCGATCCGCAGTTGACGAGCATGAAATGCTTCGAGGTACTGCCTCTCTTTTTCAGTGATGTTGCCTGACTTTGAACGCTCCCAAACAGTTAGGTATTCACTTCTTTTGGGTTGAAGCTTTACCGTTCGGTCATGAATCTCCCGAAAGAGATAGTCCTTCATCAGAATGTTCCTGATAATCCACATCATGAGCTATTCACCCGGATTCATGACTGTGTAAGCGGCGAAGAACTCAAGAAGATCGACAGCGACAATGCACGAGTTGTCGTAGCTGTTCTCCAAAACGACGCCCGTGCTGTTGCCACTAAGGGTTTCTGCAACAACCTTGAATAGCTCTCCATCTGATGTCCGGCGCACTAGACGGCCCGTGAGAATTTTGGGCTTTGGTCCTTTTTCAAATGCCATTCGATAAATTTCCATCTGATGCGCGTTGAGAGAAAGAGAAAAATGGCTGGACTTACAGACTGGGTTTCTTAAATGCGGCCTAGACGGGTT